CCTATAAAGCTAAAGCCTGATTATGGACGCATTAAGGGCATTATAGAGAAGCCCGATATGGACCAGGCCCCGTCTAACCTAGGTATTATTGGACGCTATGTGCTTGATACTGCTATCTTTGATAGACTACCCCCCTCTTTTGGTACGGAAGAGGTGGAATTAACCCCCTTTATTCGTCCCGATAGTGTGTATAGTTTATACACCTACGAAGTAATAGATGGGGGAAGGGTAGACACCTATGGCACATGAGTGGGTATTAAACCGTGAGATAAGGGTTGAGTTAAGGGCTAGGGAAGTGCCCCTAGTAGCTGGGTCCTTTATATTCCCTATTGAGTATAAGTACGTACCTGAGCATGTTAAGCGAACTGATACCGGCTGGTGGGGTAAGACTTGGGATGATATCTATAAAGCAGGGGACTATACCTACTGCTATACCCGACTCGGTATAGTGTTAATTGAAACTAAAGACATACGCAAGATTAAGTAATCATCGTTATAACCCAAATAACTTTTTATAACCTCTAATAATTCATAGTATTGGGTAATACTATGTAAAGCTTTGTAAAGGAATGTAAAGCTATGAAAACTGTAACTGTTAAGGCCGACGAGTTCTTTGAATTACATGAGTCAATTAAAGGTAGGGGATGCCACATTATCATGTGTGTCGATATAGCTAACCGGAATGGTAGATTCTATCAATTAACTTGGATTGAAAAAGCATGAGTGTTATTAATCTAAATGACACCTTCCCTCTATCTGATAAGACGGGTAAGAGGGGCCCCCTGCCTAAACAGGCTGAGTTTATGTCTAAGGTACTTGAGCAGGCAGGTCCCAAGTTCGTCCTCTATGCCGCTGGTGTTGGTAGCGGTAAAACACTAATCGGATGTATTACTACCTTAACGTTAGCACTGTTATACCCGGGCGACTACCTGGTGTGTCGTCAGTTTATGCCAGAGTTAAAGCTTACCACCTACAAGACCTTTTTAGAGATATGTCCAAAAGAGTTAATCGCCGAGCATAGAATAGCCGACTCGATTGTAGTGATAAAGTCTGCTAACGGCAAGACTAGTAATATTATCTTTAGGGGGCTAGACGAACCCGATAAGCATAGAAGTTTAAATCTAAACGCAGCTTATATTGACGAGGCGTCCCAAGTGTCTGAAGAGGCGTTTATTTTACTTCAATCGCGTATCAGAGGTAAGCACGTACGTAAGATCTTTATGACTACTAACGTAGCCGGACACGACTGGCTACATAACGCATTTGTTAAGCAAGATAGGTGGTCTGAATCAGCTAAGAAACTATTCTATCTGGTGCATACATCGTCTATGGAGAATATACACCTTCCCGATGGCTACATTGAAGGCATGAAGGCAACGTGGAGTAAAGACAAGATTAAGAGAGAGATTTATGCTGAGTGGGATTCTTTCGCGGGTATGGTCTATCATGAGTTTCGTAGGGATGTGCACGTTATTCAGCCTTTCCAAATCCCCAAGGATTGGACACGCGCCGTCGGAGCCGACCATGGTTATAGAAACCCTTCCGCCTGGGTCTGGGGTGCCGTGGATTATGATGATAATCTGTACATCTACCGAGAGTTCTATGAAAAAGAATGGCTCATTGAAGAAATCTGTAAAGGCAATAAAAGGCTCAACCTTCCCGGAGTATTGCAGCTCAGTAAAGGAGAAAAACTAGACCAGGTGCGTATTGACCCCTCTGTCAGACAGACCAGGGGCGCTTCAGGCCTATCGGATTGGGATGTGTATAAAGAGAACCTACCCGACGACTTCCCTCTCATGCTAGCCAACAATGATAAGTCGGTCGGTATCGATAGAGTGAAATCGTTTTTAAAAATATCGCCAAAAACTAACAAACCTAGATTATACATATTTAATACATGCACCAATCTAATCGACGAGTTAAGCAAGTATAGATACAAAGAGTTAAGACATTCCCAGACTGGTAAAGTGAATGATAAAGAAGAACCAATGAAGGTAAATGACCATTTATGCGACAGCCTCAGATACCTAGTTATGAGTAGACCTGCACCCCCAGACGTTAAAGACGAGAAGTGGAATAAGCTTAAGTACAATAGTCTAGAGGGGGCTATAGCTAGGGATATGGAGAAACTTAAGCACCCTAAGAATGTATCAGACCCGTGGGAGTAGGCGGAATTGGGACATAAATCGGGACACAATGGGACAGATTGGGACACTTGACTTTGTCACAAAAACAGGCTATATTTGTGACATGAGTAGCGGCGTGGAAAGCCAGTGGTGGCCCCGGCGTGGTTTCTGGGAGCAGGCCGTAATGGGCTAAAGCGTTAGAGGTTCGATTCCTCTCACCACTGAAATGCGCTGTGGGCTAGGTGCAAGATGAAAGTCTAGTGGCCTCTTCATCTGAATGGTTCAATTCCATTATCACTGGAGACACGCACTTGGGTTATAGCAAAGTAAACGAGCGAAAGGATAAGGCCGACTATAACGCCCCGAATAGCTCAATATTAGCGGGAGTCGCGCCCCGCCTACTCATTTTTGTATCCGATTCTATACATTTATTAACTATTGATCATTATAAGATACAATTGGGGTAGTAATGACTACTATATAGTACATAAGTACCACTAAAGAGTACTTTTAGCGAATTTAAGGACACTATGTTACCACTAATTAGACCAGGACAGTTGATAAAGCATGCCGGTTGCTTAGATCTATGCCTATATATCCTAAGAAACTCCTATGAAGACGCTAAGCGGTATAAACTTAAGGTCTTTTTCTGCGACTCTAAAGGTAGAACTATATTCCCCACCGCTCAGAATGTAGAAATTAAGCGAAATCAGCTACATTTGTGGCGAAACCTATAAATCTAATAGATATCAAGGATGATATGCTACCTATAACAATTGAAGACCTAATACAAGATCGATTTAGACTATATAAAACAAGATCTAATGATTTAAATAGAGCATTTAAACTATCATTTGAAGAGTTTAAAGAGTTAATCCTAGGCGATTGCTTCTATTGTGGTCTACCGGCTAATGAGGGTCTAAAGTTTAAATACTTAGACCACACCTTCAGATTAAACGGTATTGATCGAGTAGATAGTGACTTGGGGTATATTAAAAGCAACTGTGTGGCCTGCTGCTCGTTTTGTAATTTTAGTAAGAGAGAAATTCCATTAAACGCATGGTTAGACTGGATTAATCGAATAGCTAAACGACACCATAGAGAGACCACGGCCGAATCTTTATTAGATTCGATAAAACAGCTGCGTAGGGACGTAAATAAAACATTATCTAGTGTCGCTTATAAGAAATTTCAAAAAGCCAGTCAAGGCCGTGTAATGTAAGCAGGTTCGCTAAATCTATCTCATATATTCCCCGGGGGTTTGTAGAGCACCACTTAACCGCTTGTACTTATCCTTGATAAGACATTAACCCCACTCAGGTGGTCTCCCTTCCCTTAACAATTTATGAACAGTTATAGACTACCATAACTACGGTTTATGCTCGTCTATAGCTTGTCATACGGTCGCAAGCGCGGACCGATAAAACGCCAAGCAAAGGAACTATTCATGGCATTTACAATCGCATGGGGCGCACGCTCCCACTCTGTAGGCCCAGTTAAACAGCAACACTTCACGTATACGTGTCTACCTACTGACACAGTAATGACTCTATCGCCCACCGCACTTCAATCTAGAGTTGACTATGCATTCGTACCCGGAGTTGCGCGCTCTGCAGCAGACGTTCTTACTAATAGTAACTCGCCTTCCGCGGTTATCACCGGAAGTCCCGACAGTGGTGCATGCATCTATACGTTCACAGTCACTGCTGCTACCTGTGCAGTAGGCGACCAGTATGTAAACACCGCAAGCGGCCAGTTGTTTGAAGCTACAGCCTCGATGCTTGGAACTACGATCTTAACAGCTTTGAGCCTCTCACCGGGTAATGGAACGGCACTTGGTGCATCTGGATCTCTTAACCGAGTCACCAGCGTGTACTCAAGTACTTCAGCTACTCAAACCTTCTCAGCAGTCACGGTTCCAGTTATATATGGTTCCGGCTTTGTGCAGGGTATTTAACCATGGGTATTGATATTGCAAATAAGCTAGCATCTAAGATTCACTCCTATCACGCTAAATCTAAATCTCCTAGCGGACTAAATGCCGGTCTTCCCGGACCTGCACATAAGGATTTAAGCAATCCATCTAGTCCATCAGAGAGTTTAGAAAACCACGATAGCAAGACTGGTGACGCAGTAGACATGGAGAAAATCCATTCTATGCTGTGTCCGGGGTGTGGTGATAAAGTAAGGCGCCACATGATCGAGCAAGCTAAAGAAAGCCCCGAGGCCTAATTCATGTTTGGTAAGTGTCTCGTCTGTGAATCAAAAGATCAGCATATTTCTGACCTAAAGAAACAGATTGAGACACTTAACCAGCTAATATTCCCCCCTAAGCGATCTCTAGAACCTTCACGGGCGGAGCTAGAGATGGACGCTATTCTAAGTGGAGTGGATGAAGCCATACCAGTAGACGAATCCTCAAGAGAGGCCGATCTATTAATGCATACAGATTTTGACCGTGAGGAAGGTGAGTTATAGTGTCTAACAGTAATGCGAACCTAGATCTATTAAGCATAGATAGTGAAGACTATGACCAGCTTGTTAACAAGATAGACACCTTCTATCATAGTGACTCGTCCGTCAAGAACCAACTTACATGGGCATGGGAACGTAACCAACTCATGCTAGACGGTAAGCAGTGGTTAGTGTTCTACGGTGATAAGCAATCTGGCGGACAATGGCAACGTGCTAGTATTAGCAAACAAAACGAATACATCCCACGTCCAGTCACCAACTATATTTATTCGATTTATCAAACTCTAAAGAGTTATTTGATCAAAGAAAAACCGCGCAGTGAGGTCTATCCTAAGACCCTGCAACACACCGATAAAGTAGCAGCAAAGATTGCCACAATGGTTTGCGAAGTCAACTGGGCGCGGTTAAAAGAACAATATAACTATGAGACCGCCGCTGCGAACTTGCTTACTTACGGCACGGTGTTTAAAAAAGATTATTGGGACACCTCTACACTATCGCTAGTTAAGGTCCCCCGAATGACACCAGCACCTATCAATGACCCAGTTACAGGCCAAGTCATAGGGATGCAAGAGCAGCCTGCTTTCGATCCAGAAACCGGGGACCAGCTTTTTGACGAACTACCACTGGGCGATTTAAATACGGCGGTTGTAGAACCTTTTAGAATTACTCTAGACCCATTAGCTATGCATCTGCATGAGGCGAAATGGATTATGGAATATAGCGTAGTGCACCTAGATCAAGTCAAGCAGATTTACGGTAAAGAGGGCGACGGCTACACAGGTCTCGCAATGGAGATCGAAGAAGAACAGGACCTAAACGGCTCCATGCGTAGGTGGTTTCAGCTTAAGAACTCAAGCGGCA